GGATGTTTTCATAGATGTAGAATTATTCGCTTTAGACTTAAACGTTCGATGCTTTTCCCCCGATAAAAATAAGGTGGAAGATTTCGTGGTCGGTGGTATTTTGGACATCCCATTTATGAGACCTGACGAATTTGGTCATGATGTAGCACACACTAGGCAACGTGGTATAATTTATAGAAATGCTCTGACTGGGAAAATGATAAAGAATACATACATTTTGGTTGCGAGTAGAGAGTTCTTAATCGAAGATATCTATCTCATGCATAAATTAAAATTGAGACCAGAAAAAAAGGAGAAAGATAGGCAACGTCTAGTAAAACTCGGTAAACTCTTTAATAAAAATATAAAATCATCGGATAGTATTGAAGCTATATTTAAAAAGGTTTCACCGAAACTAGCCAAAATTAAAACGTTGAAGAAACGTGTGGGTGTCGTTAATATGAAAAAAGCTACCCGTGTTAACCCTGTTAAATACGATACGTACACGAGCACACCACCCGAAGATCGTCTATCTAAACAAATTGTACACGGTCTCAAAGCCGTGAGCGCCAATAACAATATAAATGGATATGAGCGTAGTCATGGTAATCAGCGATTTAATTTGAAAAACTACAAGTGGAAGAATGTAAAATCAAACGCATACGTTAAGAATGAATTCAATTACAGGCCAGTACAAGCTAAGAATATTCCTAAAAATTTACAGATGAATAAAACGTTATATGGTTTTAATCCCAGGAGGGATAGTTGGATGTCTAAATCGTTGATCGAACGTGCTTCTAAAATACCCTATATAGGTTTAAAGAAATGAGACGTTCAAAACGTATAAAATGATTTACGACAAGATTACCAAGGGAGATGACGGCCTTCGCCACGTTCGAGCGTTTTCCGATGAGCGCAAGCGTAACTTTCTTCAACTGGAGGATGTAAAGATCGTCGATATTTCTCACGATTTTGTTTTTGAGTCTTCTTGCTCCAAGCCTTTTGACGAGCTTCAGGAAACTAACGTCGCCAACGCTGTTATCAACAGTGAGGAATGGTTTGGTCGAGCACTTTCTGAGCAAACCTTACGCCGCGCGTACTCCAGGGAAGGTGCTATTTCTGCCGAACGTCTAGACACTACCAAGGTTTTTAACTCCAAGAAGGAGGTCGTAGATTACGATACTCTGAAGGAGGATATGAATTGCTCCGTGGTGGTAGAATTTTCGGGACTTTGGTTTGCGAAGAAGGCTTTCGGTCCCACTTATAATATTGTCCAGGTCAAACTTCATCCCGATCCCGATCCCGATCCTGAACCTGAGAAGGATGAAAACAATTTTGACGAATCATATCCAGAAGACTATATGTTCGAGGATCGTGAGTAAAAAAAAATTATCAGTATATATAAAACATGATGAAGAAGATTTCTCCTCGTACGGCAATGATGGTAGTCGTCGCGGCACTCGTCGTCTACGCTATATACACCCAGACCATTGGTAAGACTTCTACATACGCGGTCACTCCCAAGGACTACGCCCCCGTCGGTGTTGATCTCGCTCCCAGCTCCCCGGATTCGGCCCCCGTCGTTTCCGATCCCGGCTGTGAGATGAAGGCGGGTACCGGTCTCGCGTCTTCTCTACTTCCCCGCAAGGTGGCTACCCAGGAGGATTTTGGTCAATTTGCACCCGAAGAAATCCTTTCCGGTCAGAACTTCCTCGCTCCCCGTAATCAGATTGGTTTCCCCGAGAGTGTAGGTGGTGCTCTCCGAAACGCTAACCAGCAGGTACGCGCCGAGCCCCCCAATCCCAAAAAGCCTTACATCTGGCAGAACTCGACTATCGCGAGTGATACCATGATGCGCCCCCTCGTTTAAATATAATTAAAGCTTATCCCTCTTTATAGTATACATGTCCAATATGGCAACAGATGAACTATCCCAAAGCGTCTCTAAACTGGTCGACCTCAGCAGGCAGATTAAAGAAGCTCGTTCAGATATAAAAATTCTCACGGATGCAGAAAAAGCACTTAAGTCGCAGGTGAAAAAACTAATGTTAGATAACGGCCTCGACGTAATCAACCTCAAAAAAGGTAAAATCTCGGTCAAGAAAAGTGTCAGGAAAGGTGGTCTTAATAAGAACACGGTTAAGGAAGGTCTCGCTATTTTCTTTGACGGAAACGAACAACAAGCTGAAAACGTCTTAAAGGTTATACTCGATAACATTCCAACGAAGGAAACTTCCACTATCGCTCTCACGGGTGTCAAAAACAAACCAACAGAATAATGGTCTGGAACCAATACGTTTTCGAAGCTAACGAAGGATACGACGTGTATGATAGCGAGGAAGAGGAATACAACGAGAACAATAAACTGACCATAGAAGATTGGGAAGTTGAACACTCTGACGTACTATGGAGAATGTGGCATACGATCAATACACTTCTATACGATGCACAAATTGAACACGCAGGACAATTTTGTGATTTTGTTGAATTTTGTCATATGCATCACGATCCTTTAGAGGAACGTGTGACTTTCGAGTATCAGGAACAAACTAATTGGTACGAGGAAAGAATTGGTTATGTTTGGAAAAACCTCAGAAGAATGGTTAATGATAACCATCTTCACGAGGAATTTTTCAGGGGAGCGCGATTTAACGATTTTTTCCACTTTACTAAAAATTTTATGTGTATATACTAAATGATCCCTAACGTAACTTCCCCCAAAGTTGCCGTACCCGCTGCTCTCTTTCTCGCGCTGAGCCCCGGTATGCTTCTCAAGACCTCCGGCACCAAGATTTCTTTCAAGAATGTCAGCACCGATCGCATGTCCGTGTTCTTCCACGCATTAGTGTTCCTTATCGTGTACTCCCTGGTCGCTCGCGCTATGGGTGTCGTACTCACTAGGAACGATCTTCTCGTGGCCACCACTCTTTTCATGGTCCTCAGCCCGGGTATGCTTCTTACAATCCCTCCCGGTAAGTTCATGTCTGGCAATACTTCTCGTCCCGCCATTCTTACACACGCCGTTGTATACGCGGTCGTCTTCGCTCTTTTACGAAAGCAATTTCCTCAGTTTTATTAAGTGACTGATGGAATACATTATCCTAGGTCCAGCAGCCATGGGAATCTTCACGGTTCTCGGTTGTTTAAAACGTGAGGAGGAAAATTTAAAAAATATTAAAGAAATTTCCGGTTCATCAGCGGGTGCTATATTAGCTTTATTCTTAGCTCTTGAAATTCCACTGTATGATGTACTCGAACGCCTCTTATCCATAGATATAGAAAAATTAACTAAATATAAACTTAAATCGCTATTATCGTCTTATGGTTTAATAGATATAAATCCTATACGAAAAATTTTAGTAAAAATATATGAATGCGATCCTACCTTTTCGGAATTGAAAAAGAAGGTATACGTGTCAGCGTATTGTCTCAACAGAAGAAGAACTGAATACTTTTCCGTAGATACTCATCCAGAAATGAAAGTCATAGATGCCATTTGTCTTAGTATATCCATTCCAATATTAACATCAACGAAGAAGTATCGAGATATGATATACATAGATGGGGGTACGAAGGAAATAATACCTGCAACTCCATTTATACATATTCCATACCATAAAATCATATGTGTTAGGCTTAAACCTCAAGATATATACATAGAAAGCATATCAAATTTTAAAGAGTTTATGGGTGCTTTATTATCGGCGGTACTAAACGTCAGGGCGCACTTAAACACGGAAACATATGGGAAAAACATAGAAGTAGATACAGGGAATCATAATTTGTTTTTATTTAACATGTCATACGAAGAGAAAATACGTATGTATTTACATGGTTTAAATCACTAAAAACCTATTGTTATATTTTTTTATCAGATTATAACAATATGGACGCGTGTGATCCAGGATCAGAATCAGCGAACATCAGGAGATTAGTGAAGTTACACACGGGTAAGAGTGTAAGTATATCTCGTGATACGGCGTGTGAAGTTTTAAAGCTCGCCAAACGTGGAAATTCCCCCCTTCCACCTTTATCTATTACTCGCGACAAAAAGTATTTATTAGACGCAAAATCTCCTTTATCTCAAAAGGATTATGAGGCTTTATTCAGTTCAGACGTCAAGTTGAAGGATGTCAAGCGTATAGCTAAAAAAGCTGGTTTACTACGTGTAGATAAGACCATAGCAGAATTGCGTCAGGCTATAGGCAGGCGTCTCTCTAGTATGAACGTACGTGAACCTGTTATGTTGCACAAGGGTTCTGTTGAAGTCATACGCAACGCCGCGTTTAATAACAACGCGAACGCTAACGCGAATCAGATGAACAATTTGAACAATTTGAACAATTTGAACAATTTGAACAATTTGAACAATTTGAACAACGCGAATCGATTGAACAACAACAACAACACTAACGCGAATCGATTGAACAACAACAACAACAACACTAACGCGAATAGAAATCGTAACACGAACAATGTGAACCGGAATCGCACTAATAACAAGCCCAAACGTGGATCTAATGGGTTATTGGGTGGCCTTTTCAAGGATAATAGTAATATTCGTCGTTCATTAGCTGAAAAGCGACATAGGGAACGATTACAACGCACGAATTCGGCTTTTAGGCCAGCTTCTATGATGGTTCCAACCATGCGTGTTATAAATAATCAACAACGGGCATCGCTCGTAGCGCAGAGAGAATCTGAGAAGATAAACATAGAATTACGAAATGTTAGGCGTCAATCTGAAATTTTAGAAAAGGCTGCTGCCGGTGGTAATGTGAGGGCCAAACAACTTCTCCAAGAATCTCAAAAGAAAATAAGCCAACTTGAGGCTGAGCGTAAAGGTGTAAAAGTGAACGCAACAAATGCTCAAAAAAAAATTAACGAACTAGAGGCTGGGCGTAAACAAAACACGATCAATGCGAACGCCAAGGCTAAAAAGGCTGCCGAGAATGCTCAAGCTAAGATTAATGAGTTGAATAAAAATAGGTTAGCAGCGAAAGGTGAGGTTTCGAAATTACGAGAGACTATAAACGCTAAAAATAACGAAAGTCGTAAAGCTATAAACGAAGCTACTCGTGTAGCTACTGAAGCCGCAAAAGTGGCAGCGTCCGCCAACACGAACGAAGCTCGAGTGGCAGCTATCAAAGCTCAGACGGAACTTCAAAATCTCGTAGCCGCAACCACATTAGCGCGTGAACAAAATGAGAGAAATTTAAAATCTGAACTCGCTAAAAAGAATACCGAAACTAAAGTGGTTATTAATCAGGCCCGCGCAGCTGCAGAAGCCGCAGCAAATCAGGCTATAAAGAATCAAACAGCCGAAGCTAAGACTGCGGCACAGAAGGCAAAGGCAAACTTAGAAGCGGCTGAGACAAAAGCCAACGAACAGGCTCGAAAAAACGCTCTACTTTTAAAACAAGTACAAAACACTTCAACTAAGTTCAAAGAGCAGATAACTAAAAATCGACAAAGTTTCGTCGCTATGACTCGTCAAATGGGGGAAAGCGTCGCAAAAAATAAACGGGAAAGTGAGGCTAAAATTGCAAACTTAACACGCAAAATAAGCGAGGCTCAGAAAGCATACAACAACGCCATGAAAGAAGGAAATAAGAAAGCG